CCAGAGTTATTTCGTGCTGTTTGTTTGGGATATGTTAAAGACCGTAGGTCAGAGGAGCATGGTGATGGCCTCTCGTAAGCGCCGTGAAGATGAATCTTATGAGGAATATCGTGCTAATCTTATTGAGGAAGCGAATGGTATTCGAGTGTCGAATGCTGGTTGTTTTATTTGGATGAGTGATCGTGGTGTAGCGTTTAAGAACCCTGACCAGGATGAGTCTTTCTATTTAACCGAAGAAGAATTGATACAAAGAGCAGAGGAATGGAAGTATGGGAAATAATCCTAACCCGCCTCCTAATTCGACCAAGAAGGGTATAAATGCTAAGGGTACTCCGTGGCGTAGGGCTATTCAGAAGGCTTTGAAGCAGCGTGAGGGTGTTGATGGTAACAAACAGGCCAATGCGCTTAGAAGGATAGCTGATGAGGTGATAGACTGCGCTTTAGACAAGAACAATGAGCATTTTGAGTTTGCTGTTAAAGAGATAGGAGCGAGGATTGATGGAAGTCCCACAAAAGGAGACATGGCGCCCACAGCTACTGAGTTCCTACTCTCAATATCCGATGCTGTTACAGCACTTAACGACTTTGCCGCCACAGGTAAAGTTATCAACGGAGAGGTTATTGTGCCGGATAGACCTGTACTTTCTTCTGAGATATGCGTTGAAGCGGGAGGACATGGAGAAGGAGTGGATATTCCAACAGTGTCGGACAGTCCAGGCGAATCCTAACGGTCATATAGATATATGGGCGCGAGAACACTACAAGAGCACCATAATTACCTTCGGTAAGACTATTCAGGACATTTTATCCTCTCACGGTGAAGAACCCCTGCCAGAATGGGGTGGTAGAGAGGTTACAGTAGGCATTTTCTCTTTTAACCGCCCTGCCGCTAAAGACTTCTTACGTCAGATCAAAGTCGAATTTGAATCCAATCAAGAATTAAAGCAATTATTCCCTGATATATTGTGGGCAAACCCCAAAAGAGACGCTTTGAAGTGGTCTGAGGACGATGGGTTAGTTGTAAAACGCAAATCCAATCCCCGTGAGGCTACTATTGAGGCTTCTGGCCTTGTTGATGGTCAACCGACTGGTAAACACTACTTTCTGAGGGTTTATGATGACGTTGTAACCTTGGAATCAGCCCGTTCTGCTGAAATGATCAAAAAAACCACCACTTCTTGGGGCTTATCACTCTCTTTGGGCGCAGAAGGTGGTATTACTCGCTATATTGGCACGTTTTATGCTGATGGTGATACTTACAACGATATTATCGAGCGTGAGGCGGCTATTCCTCGCATAGTTCCTGCGACTGAGGATAGTACGTCTACTGGTAAACCTGTTTTATTCTCTCAACCTTATTTGGATGAGAAGATTCCTGCGGGTATTTATGACTTCTCCTGTCAGTATTTGTGTAATCCGATTCCTGATGAAAATGCCTACTTTATTGAGGATGATTTCCGTTGGTATGACCCTAAAGACCTTCCGAATATGACGTTAAGGAAGTATGGGGCTGGAGATTACGCGGTTTCAGAGGGGAAAGGAGATTTTACAGAGTTGAGTATTGCAGGGACTAATCCTGATGATGATTTGTACATTATTGACTGGTGGAGTGGTCAAAAGACCGCTGATGTATGGATTGAGGCTATGTTGAACATGGTTAGACGGCACAAACCCGTTAAGTGGGGTGCAGAGGGTGGGCCTATCCGAAGGGCTATTGAGCCATTTTTGAACAAGAGAATTAAGGAAAGGAAGGATTACGTCACTTTGGAGTGGTATCCCGCTGTGGCTGATAAGCCTACTAACTGCCGTTCTTTTCAAGCTCGGGCAAAGCAAGGCAAGGTATATCTACCCAAAAACACACCCTGGGCGCAAGAACTCTTATCCCAGTTATTAAGAGCGCCGAAGGGTAAGTATGATGATAAGTTTGATGTATGTGGTTTGTTTGGTAGAATGCTTGACAAAATGTATTCATCTGTTGTGCCTCAAGAGCCGCATTTAAGAGTGGTTCCTGATTCTTATGGTTTTGATGAAGAAGTTGGAGAGGACTGGAAAACGGGATAATGGAAGATAGACTCACTCCTAAAGAATTAGTTGAAGAATTCCTCAATGATACTGAGGATGCTCGGGAGTTATCCCAAAAGTGTCGTGATTACTACGACCATAAACAGTGGACTCCGCAAGAAGCCCAAAGATTAAGGCAGAGAAAACAAGCCCCTATTGTTGTTAACAGGATAAAACCTAAAGTTGAGGGGATGGTAGGGCTTTATGAGTTAAGAAAGTCTGACCCTAAAGCCTTTCCAAGAACCCGAAAGCACGAAGAAGCCTCTCATGTAGTCACTGATGGGCTTAGATACGTTGCTGATAACACTGATTTTACCTCTACCCGATTAAATGTAGCCGAAGATTTCTTCGTTGAAGGCTATGGTGGTGCGTTTGTTAATGTACGCAGAAAGGGTGAGGAAATTGAGATAAGAGTAGATCAAATCCCCTGGGACAGAATCTATTTCGACCCTCATTCACGATTAAAAGACTTCTCTGATGCCCGGTTTATGGGAATGTTTATCTGGATGGACTCAACAGAAGTCCAATCTTACTTCCCAAACAGGCGTATTGACGTTGATAAGCTGGAATCTCAATCTATTTCCTTTGATGCGACTGAAACCACCTCTGACAGACCTATATGGGCCTATAACGAGACGAAAAGGACTCGGGTAAGGCTTACTCAGCACTTCGAGAAGGTTAAAGATGTGTGGAAAATGTCCATATTTAGTGGTGATTACGAAATTCTGCCATTAAAGGACTCTCCCTATCTTGATGAAGATAAAAACCCGATGAATCCTATTGAGTTGGTTTCGGCTAATATCGACCGGGATAACAATAGATATGGTGAAGTGGCGGGTTTTCTCTCTCAACAGGACGAGATTAACCACAGACGAAGTAAATTCCTTCACTTGAACTCCATGCGGCAGACTTATGGTAATGAAAACGCCATTCAGGACGTTGGAGCGGCTAAAAAGGAACTTGGTAAGCCAGATGGTCATTTAAGAATTGACGGTGATGCTGAGTTTGGTAAGGATTTTGGCATTATTCCTACTCAGGACTTCTCCAGCGCACAATTTAATCTCTATCAAGACGCTAAGGGTGAGATGGATAGAAATTCCTTCTCTGCTCCGCTTGCTGGAAACACGAATGATAAAGAATTATCCGGTGTAGCCCTTGATAAACTCCAACAAGGCTCGTCTTTAGAGTTAAATCGGCAGTATTCTCTGTTAAGTGCGTGGGAAAAGCGCATTTATGAACAGATATGGTCAAGAATTAAACAGTTTTGGAGTCGTGAGAAGTGGATTCGGGTTACTGATAACCAGGATGATTTGAGATGGGTGGGCTTTAATACAGAGGTTACAGCGGCTCAAATGCTCTCTGAAACAGCCGAAGATGAGTCTTTACCCTTATCACAAAGACAGGAAGCACAGAAATTACTTAATTTCCTTCAAGAGTCTCAAAACCCCCGATTGGGCGAGATTGTTGAGGTTAAGAACGAAACAGCCATGTTGGATATGGACATAGTTATAGATCAATCCTTTGATGTTGTGAATATCCAACAAGAGCAGTTCCAGTTATTAACACAGTTTGCTCAGGGTGCTGATATAGACATACTTGAGATTATCGAATTATCACAACTTCGAGGTAAGGATGAATTAGTCGAGAAGATTGAAAAGCGCAGGGCTGAACAGGCTCAAGCTGCTCAACAGGCTAATCAACAGAATGAACAACTTGAGGTTGCTGAACGAAAAACGAAGATACAAAAGAGCCAAGCTGAGACAGCGGGAATAGAAGCATCCACAGTGAACAAGCAAATGGATGATGTTCTCAAGCAGTTAGAAGCTATAAATTTGGCTAATTCTCCTGATGATGAAGTTCAGGTGAGTGTATAGAATTTGGGTGTAGTCATTGGCAATGCCATTGATGACAACACAAGTACCATGTGGATAGGGTCGAAGTGAGCTGTTGCATGGAGTAATACGGGTGTAGGTGGTTAAAATCCACGCCCAAACTTGTTTTAAGTAGTACGGGTCACCGCCGTTCGGGTGTAAAACTTATAACTGTCGCCGAGTTTAACGGGTGTAGAGGTAAATGATGGCTAGTGATGATACTGATGTTTTTGATGAAGAAGAAACCGAGGTTGTTGAAGAAACTACTGAGGTAGAAACTGAAAAGGGCGAAAAGGAAGAACCCGAAGCTGAACCGGAGGCAGAAGCCAAAGAGGAAGTTGAGGAAGAAACCAAAGAGGAGTCGCCATCCTCGAAAGACGAAGATTCAGAAATAGCCGGACTGAGGGCAGGCATTGAAGCGGAACGACAACGCCGACAAGCTGCCGAAGCTAAATTAAGAGAGCAAGAGAAGGAGCCAGTAAAAGTACCTGACCCTGTTACCGACCCCGAAGGGTATGACACATACCTAAAGGCTAGAGGTGATGCGGATAGGCTTACTGATAAGATTGAACTGACTCAGGAACTAATGCGCGATACACATGCTGACTTTGATAAATATCAGGGAATATTCATGAGGCTTGTTGCAGAGGAAAATGAGGATGGTTCACTTACCATTACTGACCAACAATTGCTTAATGATTTTAATTCGGCAAAGA